ACGAGCAGTAAAGGTGTCCAAAAAAAAATTAGTAATTATAGAGGAAGATGAGGCGGAGCCTGCTGCTGCTGCCGCTGCCACAATGGAACCCGTAGTCGCACCCTCCACCGCCACCGCCGTAGTTGAAAAGGAAAGCGCACGACGCACCCCTAGAGTTCAAAAGGGCGTGGCCGAGTTGGGTCCCGAAGAATGGGTAGAAATCAGCGGCGAAAAAATAACGAAACGATTGCCCGTAAAAGAGCCACCCGTAAAAATCAAGTTGTCTAGTTACTACATGAACAACCGCAAAATATTTGTCAATTTCATCAACTCCTTCTTTGAACGTTACCGAGAAGAGCTGGAAAATGTTGAAAAGACGATTACTTGCGAATCCCTCAAGGGCGCGGACTCTTTTTCTTTGTTGACACACCAAAAAATTGTCAAGGATTATATGAACTTGTACACACCTTATCGTGGCCTTTTGCTCTATCATAAATTAGGCACGGGCAAAACATGCACAAGTATTGCCATTGCAGAAGGCATGAAAAGCCACCAACGCGTTATCGTCATGACGCCCAAATCCTTGCGCGATAATTACATGGAAGAGCTCAAAAAATGCGGCGATTTCATGTACAAGAAGAATCAATACTGGGAGTGGGTGTCTGACCCAGATACATTTGAAACCTTGTCCAGTGTGTTGGGTCTGTCGGTTGAGTATATTAAACGCAACAAGGGTGCATGGTTAGTGGACATTTCAAAGGAACCCAATATGTTATCCAGCAACGACATGAAAAGCCTAGACGAACAATTAAATGAAATGATTCAAAACAAATATACATTTATCAATTACAATGGTTTGCGTCCCGCACGCCTACAAGAACTCACGGATGATTACGAGAAGAACCTGTTTGATGATTGCGTGATTATTATAGACGAAGCGCACAATTTTATTAGCCTCATAGTGAATAAATTGCAAAAAGAAAAGGCCATTGCAGAAAACGCACGAGGAGAGAAAGAAAAAATGCCCAAAGCCATGTCGTTGAAATTATACGAGTACCTCATGTCCGCCAAAAATGCGCGCATTGTCATGTTGAGCGGCACCCCTATTATCAACTACCCCAACGAAATTGGAATACTTTTCAACATATTACGCGGTTATATCAAGACCTGGGAAATTCCTCTTGATGTAAAGACCACGAAAAAAATCACGAAAGAAACACTTCAGGAATCTTTACAAGGAGAGAAAATACTGGATTACTTGGATTATTCGCCTGCTAGTAAAAAATTATTTATTACTCGTAATCCTCTTGGGTTTAAAAACAAAATGAAAGAGATAAGTGGCTACTATTACGGAGTATCTAATCAAAAGAATAATGACAAGGACGAGACTATTATTGAGACGGATTTTGTTAGCGACGTCGCGTTTGAGCGTAAAATCATAGACATGTTGCAAAAGTTGGACATTGATGTCAAGACCTCTGGTATCAAAATTCACAATTATAAAGCGCTTCCCGATAAATTGGACGAGTTCATGTTGCGTTTCATTGATCCTGTCACAAAACAAATGAAAAATGCGGATGTCTTTAAGAAACGAATTATTGGGTTGACGTCGTATTTCCGTAGTGCCCAAGAGGCATTGTTGCCGCGTTATGAAACAACCCCCGAATATTATCATGTGGTAAAGATTCCCATGAGCAACTACCAGTTTCAAATATACGAATCCGCGCGAAAAGCGGAGCGTAAAATGGAAAAAAGTGCTCGGTCAAAACAGGGACAATTTGACAAGGACGGCATCTATAAAGACCCGACATCCACGTATCGCATTTTTTCACGCGCATTTTGTAATTTTGTTATGCCCACGCCGCCTGGAAGGCCTATGCCAGCACAAGATAAAGAAGTTGCGGCGAAAAAAGGTGAAGCGGAGGCCGCTGGTGGTGAAACGGCTATGGAATCCCTGCTAAACAAGGCAAAGGACGTAGAGTTGGACAAAGATGTCAATGCGGACAAGGAGGGTGAGATTGAAGGTGACGAGGCAATCAATGCCGTGGCAGATAAAACGTATACTGATCGGATAAACGCTGCCATAGAAGACGTGAGACAACATGCCGACGAATACTTGAGCAAGACCGGACTTGAAACGTACAGCCCGAAATTTTTGGCCATGCTGGATAATATTCAAGACCCAGCATACCCCGGTTTACATTTGGTATATAGTCAATTCCGCACATTGGAAGGTATTGGTTTGTTCACGATGGTCCTTGAACAAAATGGGTTTGTTCGATTCCGTTTAAAAAAGATGTCCGCGGGCACATGGGACCTGGATATCAAAGAAGCGGACCTTGGCAAACCCACCTTTGCTCTTTACACGGGTACAGAATCAGATGATGAAAAGAAAATCATCTTGAAAATCTACAATGGATTTTGGAACGATATCCCCACCAATATTGCCAGTAAACTTCGTAAGATCGCCAACAACAACAACTTGGGCGAAATCATCAAGGTCTTTATGATTACTTCTTCTGGGTCCGAGGGTATTAACTTGCGCAATACTCGTTATGTACACGTCACTGAACCCTACTGGCACCCCGTCCGTATGGAACAAGTCATTGGTCGTGCGCGTCGTATTTGCAGCCACAAGGATTTACCTATTGAGCTTCAATCCGTGGAAGTTTTCGTTTATTTGATGACCTTTTCCAAGGAACAAATTGATAGCGATGATTCCATTGAATTGAAACGCAAGGATCTCAGCAAGCGTGCACCACATATTCCATTAACAAGTGACGAAGCCTTGTATGAAATTTCCACGATTAAAGAAGAAATCAATTCGCAATTGACGATTGCCATTAAAGAGGCTGCCATTGATTGTGCGGTATACTCGAATGGTTCTAAAGAAGGATTGCATTGTGTCAGCTTTGGTGAACCCAGTAAGACCGCATTTTCATACAATCCAAATATTGAAATTGACGAATCTGATGTAGTTGCCGCTATGAACAATGATAAAATTACTTGGACAGCCGTGCCAGTCACGATTCAAGGCGTAAAATATGCTGCGCGCAAGACGAAGGAAACGCTTTATAATGTGTATAACCTGGCCAGTTACCAAAAGGCAAAAGAGGTGGGAGGTGATCCGATTTTAATTGGTACCCTTGAGATTAAACCAGGGGGGAAGAAGGTGTTCAATATGTTGATTACCTAGTGCCAGCCTGGTTTCGTATAAGCTCTTCCAACTGGTCAAAACGTTTAGTAACATACTCATACAAGGATTGAATGTCCATTGTTTGCGTGGGTTGCTGTAGAGGGGCAGCAACCTTTGGAGGATTCATTACTTTTAATTTGGCAAAGATGGAATCTGTTTGTTGTTGCGGTTGTTGTTGCTGTAGAGGCGGCGTGTCATTGAGCTCAATGGTAGTGTTATTGCCCCACGTAATCTGTTTTGAGCTGGCGGAACTAGTATCATTCAGCTCCACAGACGGCAAACTAATGTTCAGGTCATTCTTCTCAATCTTGATGGTTTTCAATGCATTCGCCTTTTGTATAGCCTTTTCCTCCTTGATAGAAGTCGGCGCGGATTTCAGCCAGTTTTCAGCATCTGCCTTGTTTGCGGACTTGTAGAACTTGTCTAGTTCTAGATTACGTTCCGCAATCGTACGTTGTATAATCATATTCAACTCGGTAAGCGGTTCATCCTTTGTATTGTCCGAAAATACCGGCGTGGTTGGCACCGGCACCGCCATGGCGCTTGTAAATTCTTGCTGCCTTTTATTAAATTCTTGTTCAAATTGTGTGGTGCGGTCGTTTTGCAATTCTTCCTGTGTGATGGATATCTTCTTGGTGGGAATTGTTCTGGTTACTTGGGCCGGCGCCTGTCTCAATAAATTCATCATAATAGATATGAATTGCTTGTTCAACCCAATCAACGTCGTCTGTTTATTTGACTTCTCTCGTTCATAGAATTCTGGAAGGGTCTTGACAAATATCTCTTGAGTGCGGCGGTCTTTCAAAATAGTATCTTCGTCTATTAATACTTCCCACAACATTTGCACATTGGGCTCTGATAAAAATTCTTTAATAGACATAGTAATAAATATATACAGGTATGTTTATATTTATTTTTCAGGTTATAGATTGAGAGCGGCTTTTACTTTCAATATAATTTATCGTGATTGAAATAAACCTTGCGGAATTTCTCCATGTACTTGTCCTTCAATATATGCGTTTTTAAATAGTGCGACGTTATCTTGTCTTCCAACATGTGGACTATGAAGAACAAAGAATAAATGCCGCATTCGGTGTTGCCATATTGATGCTCGACCGGGTGATTTTGGTCAAACAAAAATTGCAAGCCCAGTGATTTGCCCTGGGATATGATCGTATTTGCGAGCTTCATGATTTCTGGCGGGACCTTCTCACCAGCGCTGTCAAAATAAAATATGGAACGCTTCTTGATATTTATAAACATACTTACCCAATGAGAGCCCGATTTATAATGGGGATCCAAGTTAAATATAATGCCTATTTTGGTTTTGCCGCGGTTCATCTGCTCTTGTAAATTGAATTCGCATAATTCCTGCCAAACACATTCGCCGTATAACATCTTTGAGTCATAATCGATTGGGCTTGGGCCCATAAATTCAAAGCATTTATATGCCTTTTCGTATTGTTTCATGACCTTTAATATGTCCGTGCTAGATAACCATTCATTCGGCTTTTTCTTCCAAGAAGCGGGCGCAACGGGGGCAAATGCTTCGGCCAATTCTTTGCTGTCTTTGGTATCTACGAATTGTTGCTTCAACCAACAGGATTCTTTACTGCAAACGTTGTGTAAATTCTCTTGCAAAAAGGTCCAGATGGTTTTCAAGTCGTTGCTATTAATCTGGACATCGGGGTGACGCGCATTCCATAGGTCGCGCAGTTTATATAAATTGGCTTCGCTATAACAAGTAAAATCCACCTTTTTAGGATTCGGGCTGCACTGCAGCGGTTTCATTGGGGGCGTTTTTGTCCGTTCTTGTCTTATCCTT